ACAAAGGATTGCCGTCCGCATCCACGGATAAAGAACCAACAACCTGCCCGCCCTCCATCACAGGGACATAACGAGCCGTGGCAGAGTTAGATATACCAAGCGCCTTGGCAATGCCACTGGGCTCATAGCTCCCCGTTAACTGCTCATAAGCTCGGCGCTGGTCCATGTCCGCTAAGTAATCAATGCCCTGAAGCGAGGGCATGCCTGAAAAAGGACCGAATCGAGGCTCGTCCAACTTGGTCCCAAGACCAAGGACCGCGTCAACATACTCTTGGCCCGTTAATCCAGCGTCAGCTAACATCTTCTGAGCGTTTGCCCGGCCCTCGCCCGCAATGGTTTGAGTCTTTCCATCGCCGTCAGTGTATGAAAGAGGCTGACCACTCGTCAAATTAACGCCGCGCTCGGTGCTCTGACCGTACGGATCAGCCGCCGCCGCTATCCGCTGCTGCATAAACCGATCTTGAAACGCCTGATCAACGTTGGGGTTAGCAACGTTCGTATCGTAAACCTGACCACCTCGTCTCTCTTTATTGTCAAAAGGAGTGAGCCTGTTGATCATGTCGTCCATGTAACTATTAACAATACGAGGGTCCCGAGCCCCCGGCTCCGCAGCCATCGCAGTTACCCTGTTGGGCATAGCGTAAGTTGTTTTGCCATTAGGGTTTGTGCTTTTAACAGCGCGGGGGTTGTTGTCCTTGTAACTAGCCTGAACCCTCGCAAAGTCGCTCTTCTCTTTGCGTGACACAGGACGGATGTTGCCCTGAGAAGGAGGAGGAAGAATGTCCGTGGTCGTCCCAGACATAACATCCTGACCAAAAGTGCTGCCGCCGCCGTCGTCGCTGCCGCTGCCGCCGCCACCTTCTTTGTCCCCGCCATAAAATATCTGGGGTCGGATCGGGTTCAAACCCATTAAATCAAGCAGCTTTGTCATGCCAAGCACCTTTGTTTGGGAACGTCCCGTTCCTGTTTCCGCGATGAGCAAGCACCTCAGTCACCCCTGGGTACTGAATCCAAAACTGCTTTCTCATTTCTTTACAAATCCACAATACATCTTTTTTACCATGCGTGGCAATCATATCTACAAAAACCATTACATCGCCCTCGTCACGGGCAAAAATCTCCGGGCCGCAATAATCCTTGCTGGCAAACTCCTCACGAGTCATAAACGCCCAGGTGATCAATCCAACGCACACCCCATCCCTGTAAAACAACCGTATCTGATCATTGTCAATTGCAGGCAATAACCGCCAAGAAATCGTAGAGGACGGGAAGTCCCTATAAGACTCAGACGTGCACCAAAGATTTAACGCATCACGAATCATCCGCCCCTCAAACTCGCTAAACCCTGAAACCGATCCAAAGCATTCCCGCCACTGCCGCGGCTCACAGACGCACTCGCCTTCAAGGGACTAACCTTCCGGGGACTAAAAGCCTTGGTCAACATAGACAAACCAGCCATCGCAGACTCATAGTCATCAGCCTCCGATCCACCGTCCGACTCCGCTAACGTCTTCAATGCAGCCTCAATACCGCCAGTGGTCTGAGGGCGACTGGACTCCTCCGTACTACGATCAGGCATGATCTTCGACAAATAACCAAGCGTCTCCTCGTTCTGAGGAACCCCGCCAGCCTTCTCAACCGCACCAGGGCCCGCATTGTACGCAGACAACGCTAACTCATAGTTCCCGTCAAACTTATCAAGCATCGCCCGCATGTACTCCGCGCCAAACCGCAAGTTCTCCTCCGGATCAGTCATCAAGTCAGACGCCAATGGAGTAACCCCGTACCCAGGTTTCGCTGCCGTCTTAGGCATAACCTGACTCAAACCTAAAGCCCCGTCAGGACTAACAGCGTCAGGGTTAAACGTACTCTCAGCCATAATCTGACGACGGAAAATAGCAGGGTCTAACCCATAACGCTCCGCCATCATGTCCGCTAACTCATAATAATCCATTATGTATAATACCCCCGAGGTAAACCGCCCCCAAACTGACTGGGCATCGAACCAAACGGACTGCCCGTCTGATAACCAGGCTGCTGGAAACTAAAAGGATTGCCCATGGACATCGGACCAGGAGACCCGCTCCAAGTAGGGCGCGTGAAATTGTCCGAAGGAGCAACGCTAGTAATCCCACCACCCATCTGAGAATGCTGCTCACGATGCATGGAATCAAAATCCTGAGTGTAAGGAGTAGGCTGCGAAGCACTCGGAGCAGGAGTCGAAGAAACAGGGGCCAATGTCGGAAGGCCAATGTCCGGAGAGGGAGTGGGACTGGGAGACGCGCCGAAAATACCGCTGAACTCAGAACCGTTCGACCTCATCAAAGAACCACCCCCGTTAGGAGTAGTAAACTCACCCTGTAAAGAAGGATCAACCATGTACTGGTTGTTGCTAGAAGTCCCACCCATGTACGTCTCGCCAGTAGCAGGGTTCGTGTGCTCCTGCATGCCCGATTGACTCGGGGACCGCGGATCAAAGTCAGGGTTGTTAACCATCCAAGAAGGAACGCTCGCATCCCTTTCAACATTCGGATATGAAAAACTTCTTCCATCCATGCCGGGTATCGGCGGGGGCTCAAAGGCACCCACTCTTGGAATCATACCGGGTATCGGCTGGCCGGGGCTTATCGTTGTTTCCTGTTCGAAACCACTATCTAAGCTAACTGTGCCATCCCGGACGGGATCCACGGCAACGGGGTTGAGGATTGTGCCGCCATTAACCCCTGTTGTAGGAGAAAGCAAACTCATGTCAGGAGGAGTCGGAGTCGCGCCAAAGATTCCCGACGCCAAAGGACCTCCGTTATAACCAAACGGAGTATACTCCCCCCTAGCAGAGTCAAAGTTTAACTCTTGCGCCATGCGCCTCGGGTCGCCAAAAAAACCATCGTTGTCAAAGCCAGCAGGGCCTCGCGCCGCGGGCATCTGTCTGGGGTCCATGGTCTGAACTCCAAGGTCCGGGCGAGCGCCCTGTCCAGGGCGCGGAATGCCAGGGCGCGGAATGTCAGGGCCCGTGTAACCCATTACACGCGCGTTGTCAGAACCATAGATCTGAGCATACTGATTGGCAAAACTCCGCATGTTCTCCGCGTCTCTAACCGGATCTCCCGTTGATGGTGGTGGCGTCATAACAAAAGCTCCTCTGTCTCAGACACACCATAACCTAATCCCAAATGAAAATAAAGCGGGCATAATTTTCACAGGAAAACAAACTTTATGTTTGACTTGCATTCTACTTGTGGGCCCAATGGAAAAACCTCGGAATGATTTCATGGGACCATGTAATAAGGGCAGATACTACGAGGCGGGGGGCCAAATAGGGGGGGATGGGGGGCGGACGTCGCGCCCCGGGCGCGATCGGCGGGGCAAAGTAACCCCCAAAGCGGGGCTTTGGGGCCGCGATTAGGTGAAATTAATTTCAATTACATGCAATTAATTGTGTTTGACGTGTTGACATTCCAGATCGTGGCATGCCATAACAAGTTATGGAAGCAATCAAGCGGCCACTCAATTAAGGAAACGATCCCATGAACATCCAAGACCAACTCGCAGTAGTAGAAGCAAAGATCAAGAAACTACAAGCGCAACAGAAGGTCCTACGCGCTGAAGCAATTGACGGTGGGTTTGCATACTACGTCGAGACGATCCGCAACACCGCACCATCGTTGTCATGGTGGAAGGAGCAGCACCCCAAGACTTGGCAGCGTTATGCCAAAGCAAGCACCGTCAATCACTTCACTTGGAAGTAGGACCATAGCGGTGCCCAGCCTCGCAAGAGGCTGGCATCCGCTGCGATCCTGCAGTGTTCAACTAAGGAGACTACACAATGCAACCAGCGTATAGCACCGAGGCTGTTGAAACCAAAGAGAAGCAATCAACAGGCAATCGCCTCAAGTTCAAACTCGAGTTCATGATCATGATGCTGAACTGCGATCGCACCGAAGAGGCTGGCAAGATGTACAACCAGCTGATCGAAGAGTTCGACAAGCTCGCTTAAATAACTTGTGCTCCGATCATGCATAGCGTATGATCGGAGCACTACTTTAATCAAACGAAAGGAATACCAATGCCAAGAACATCATTCGGAAAATCCCGCCCACAAGACACACCATACGCAACGTATGCCAACGACCAAGGCTGGGTGTGGAAGGTGCTCAAAACCTATAAGCACTCAGCTGCGGAGGCTAAAGACCCGTATGCTCGATGGTTTGTCGCTGCGACATCGCCCATGATGCACGAAGGATCATACGAGATGGGCGATACCTATGCCCGCGAGATCAAGCAGCTGGGGCAGCTGATCGATGCTGATCCGGAGTGGCGCGATGAATACTCTGTCTAATATCTTATTAGGTTTCTGTGCAGGGCTGGCGGTTTCGCTAGCCCTGTTTGGGCCGATCATCATGGGATGGGTGTAACTCAACCACCGCCCAGGCGCTCCGATATATATCGTCTCCGCGCCTGGGCTACTCTCGCAGCTGCGCCCTGCGCCCTGGCGGGCGCAGGGCTTTGTTGTCAAGGCGCAGGGTCCTCGCTTCGCTCGGAAAAAAATGTCAAGGCGCAGGGCGGAAAATTAATTTCAATTCATTATTGAATAGTTGTTGACGGCTTGTTGGTAGTTTGATAATCTAAACCTGCGCTACTAATGGCGCTTCAATTAAAGGAATTTCTGTACCATGAAATCATCATACACCAACCCTCTTGAAATCGAGATTAGCATTGATCTCGGCATCGGCGAAGTCCAGACCATTGTTACCGCGCTGGAAAAGATCGTTGAGGCAGGCGAGAATACATACTCGGCAAGAGAACTACTCAAGTCTCTCAATACCGCCAAGTCTGAAAGTGTTCGACAACTGCGAGACAGCCTCAAGCACTACGCATAAAGCAAGGGCCCTTCGGGGCCCTTTTCTTTTGCCCGCTGCGATCGAGCCTGGATCCAGCGCCCGCCCGCCAGGGCAAAGAAACAAAAAGGCCAGGGCGCAAGGCGCAAGGTAAAAAGAAACCAAGGCGCAAGGCGCAAGGTAAAAAGAAACCAAGGCGCAAGGTAAAATAAAACTTGCATACCGGCCACATTCTGCTAACATAAAACTCTATCTCAATTAAAAAGGAATTAAATCATGAAATCCGGAATCATCTACAAGGGGCCTAGCCTATTGGATGGAAAACCTATCGTTGTTATTGCGACGTTCTCAAACCGAAACACAAAAACAGGCGCTGTTGTGCAAACTTATATCTTGCGCTCGGATATTAACCCATTGGAAGCTAGCAAAACGGGCGAAGACTTCTCAATTTGCGGCGACTGCACCATGCGCGGGGAAGTAACAACGGACCCAAAGCGCAAGCAAGCCAAGGCGCGGCGCTGTTATGTTAACTTAGGCCAAGGTGTCTTGATTGTTTACAAGTCATTCTTGCGCGGCGTTTACCAAATCGCGGACAATACCGCGGACCGCAACACCATAGGGCGCGGGCGCTTTGTCCGCATCGGAACCTATGGGGATCCAGCAGCAGTGCCCGCCCACGTTTGGGAAGAATTACTTTCCGAGGCCACCACGTTTACCGCATACTCACACCAAAGCGGCTGGCGTCCGGACATCGCGATGCAAAGCGCGGACAATCGCGCCCAAGCAATAGCCCACTGGAAAGCAGGGCGGCGCACGTTCCGAGTGATCGCGGACCTTGGAGACCTGGACAAGGCAAACGAGGCGCTATGCCCCGCATCAAAAGAGGCAGGGCGGCGCGTACAATGCACAGCCTGCAAACTTTGCAAGGGATCGAGCCTAGGTAAATCAATCGCAATAGTGGAGCACTAGATATGCAATACATAACTTGGAACCAATTCAACGCCGCATCAATTAAACAAGCGGAACAACGGAAACAAAAACTGGAAAGGGAAGGGTGGACCTTGGTCCACTCGACTGTCAGCTGCCTAACCTATCAGAAAGAACACTAGATCAATCGCAATAGTGGAGCACTAGATATGAGCACTTACAATAAAGAATCTGTAGAGAAAGCTATCAAAGCATCAAGCAAACCCATTAGCAAAAAGGAGGGGAAGTTAATTCACAAACTGTTAAAGGGTCACAGCTAACAACATAGGACCATGGGCCACGGCTCATGGTCCTTTTGCTGTTAAGGTTAACAAACAACCCCTATTTGTTAACCTTTGGCGGTCATCGGGGGAAACTCCCCCAGAAAACAAGGCCGCAGGGCGCAAGGCCATAGAATCAAGGCGCAGGGCGCAGGGCGCAAGACAATCGATCCACCAAAACAGGGCGCAAGGCACCAAAAAACGCAGGAATAGAGGCGCAGGACAGGACGCAGGGCGCAAGGCACCCCGAATCTAGGACCGTGGACCCCGAATCACCCCCAAACAAAAGTAGTTCACGGGTCAAGGACCTCTTTACCAAGAAGAAACTTGCCCCTCCACGCGCCCAATATGCAGCATGCCACGCAATTTGATGGGGGGAGACTTTTATCGCATTTGATTTACTAACCTTTAATTCAAGCCAGAAGGGCAAGCCATCCCAGACAGCGTGAACGTCAGGAACACCGCCGCCGTGCTTGTTTTCAATCCTTGTCGCGTGGCAATTCTTCGGCAAGTTCGACCGAATTGAGTTCCAAAAGTTCGCCTCTGGCCCCTTGCTCATTGGTCACGTCCTTGTAGTTGCCTTCGATCTGGAAGGCCTGTGGATATTTCTTCTGGAGATCAGCCAATCGACCGACAATTTCATCACGAGACAGCGCGTCAATCGTGTTGACTTGCTCCCGCCTATCGACAGTCAAACCACCCAAGGCTGCGCGTATTTTCTCCGCGTTGATGGCAGCAGAAAACTGGCCTGCGTCCTCCGCTCCGCTACTTAGTTGATGCAGACGCTGAAGCTGGCCTATCGTGGTGACGCCATAGCGGCGCTCTCGTTCTGTTCTCAGGTCTTGGATGTACTCAAGGACATGAGGGTAGTCTCTACCGTTCAGCAGTTTGGATGCTTGATTATCGGCGACATTAGGAGAAAACCCAGCCTTGCGAGCGCACTCAGCATTGGAGTAGATGCCTTCGACTATGTGTCTGGCAAAAGTCATTTGGCGGTTGGTCAGGGTCCGCCCGTATTCTTCTTCGATCTTCTTCTTGGCAGTTGTCATGTGGCCCTCGTTGTTCTTTGGATACAAGTTATATCAAAGGGCTTGCCGTTGCAACTTCCCTATATAGACACTTTTTCCAGAGAAAGTGTAAACAATGTAAACAGGTGTAAACAGCTTTGGGCTGGTACAGACTATGTAAATAAGGGGGTGTTTACAGTGTTTACGGTGTTTACACCATATTTGGATTTCATTTTGAAAAAAAACTAAAACCTGTGAGAATACTGTCTATATGTAAACACACCCCTCCTTTTGCTTGACACGTGGACCGAGGTGCAATAACTTGTAGGCAGTACTCAATTAACTCAACCAAGGATCAAGGACCATGAAACTAGAACTAAAGAACATCAAGCACACTGCGTGGGCTAGCGAAGAGACCCACTGCTATCAGGCCAGCCTTTACGTCAACGGCAAGCCTTTATCTATTGTCAGCAACGATGGGCATGGCGGTTGTGACCGTGACTATGCTCACCCTAAGTTTGAGCCGCACACTCGTTATTTTGGGGGTCTGGGCGGCGACTATCGTTCTGTCATGGCGGAGGTTGATGCTTACTTCAAGTCGTTACCCAACACACCATCTGAGTGGAACGAGGACGGCATGGAACAGACGCTAGAATTTTGGTGCTGCGATCAGGTCAACGATTGGCTCAGTGCGCGTGAGTTAAAGAAGAAGTTAAAGTCTGGTTTCTTGTTTCAGTTTGCTGACAAGGTGGGTGTGTTTGCTCACAAGACGCGGCCTTCTCGTGCTCACAAGGCGACCATCTTGAACGACATGCCTTTTGCTGATGCGTTGGCGATCTGGAAGGAGACAGCGTGATGACTAACACTGTATGCGCCCACTACATCGTGGAAAAGTTGGATGAGATTTCCAAGAAGATTGAGGAGGACATCAAGATGAACCCTGATGTCGATGTGTTCTGCGATGTGGGTGTCGAGGACCTACGTTGGGAGCTTGTTCACACCATGGGTATGAATGCCCATGCAGCATGGAAGGAAGAAAACAATGCCTAATCACTGTTATCAATCAGTCTACATCCATGGTCCGAGGGCCTTGGTCCAAGAGTTATACTGGGCTCTTGAGTTAAAGGAGCCAAGGTTCTGTGACGTTGTATTGCCTGTGCCGTTTGCCCAATCGGCTGGGATGGATGGCTACAACTGGCGCGTGGCGAACTGGGGTACGAAGTGGGACGTTGCTGAAGTTGAGATCGACGAAGGTGGACTTCATAAGTCAGGCGAGGAGTATCCTATTCCTGTTGCGTGGTTCTCGTTCAAATGCTGGACTGCGTGGGCTCCACCTGTTCCAGTGTGGGATAAGTTACATGCGATGGGCATTGAGGTCCAAGCTGAATACGAGGATGAGGGTATGAACTTTGCGGGTGAGTATTCTCACGGCGAGGACAAGTCATGGGAGCCCGAAGAGGACAAGTGCTTGTGAACAGCGTATCCCACTGCCCTGACTGTAACCACAAACTAATAACATGGGACAGCAGACCGCACAGCAAGTACGGGTTCCAAACCATACGGCGCAAGAGGAAGTGCGCCAAGTGCGACTATAGATCAGTAACAGTAGAAGTCCCCGAAGAACTGGGCGACTCAATATTCGAGGAGGATGAATGATGATATTCTGGCACATGCTTGTGTTGACATACACAATCGAGGAGAAAACTTTTGTTTCGGAGTTTTTGTTTCGGGATCAGTCTACCTGCGCCAATGCGATGGACGAGATATATCCTACGATCTACGCCGAGTACCGTGACAGCATGGCGCAGTGCAAACCTAGTGATGTAGCTTCGGGCTACACGATGCGTCCGAAGGCGCGGCCTACGTCATGAAGGACACGGTCACGGCTCAACTAAGGAGTAAGATAGCCAAGCAGCGCACAGAGATTGCGCGTTTGACGCAGAAATTAGAGCAAGTAACCAAAGAGAAAACCGAATTAGTTCGGGACATACAATGGATGAAAGGAACACATAATGGGTAAGGTAAAAGCGTGGCTCATGGAGCTACAGGAAATGAATAGCGTGGGCCCATGTCCGGTGTGCGATGGCGAGGGGTTAGAGGCTGTTGAGGTCTTCAAGTCTCAGTCATTCAGCCGAGATGTTGGTGAGCCGTATGAAGAGATGCGGCATTGCGAGGCCTGTGACGGGAGCGGGGAGATCGCGTTGGAGGATGAAGATGAGTAAGAAGGTTAACATGAGAGGGTGGGCAGAGAACACATCAGTGACAGACAATGTCCGAAACTATCAAAGCAAGATGAACCGTGGCAGTTCAGGGGGCAAAGTTTATGCTGATGCTCCACCCTCGAACCGAAAAGAACGAAGGATACTGGCGAAGTACGAAAGGTCCAAGAAAAATGGCAACGTATGAGGTGGCCTGTGAGTTCTTGGCCCAGCGCACTGTTTGGGTTGAAGCGAGGCACGGTGTTGAGGCTGAGTTCTTGGCCCGTCAGAAGATTGCCGAGCAGGAGAACCTAGAGATAGGGGAGGAAAATTAACCTATTGACATGCGATTAGGTATCGTGGCACTAACAATTCACTAACAACTTTTAAACAACTACAAAACAAGGAAATAAAATCATGGCTACTAAAGCAACACCACAGGCTACATCTTTAGAGATTCAACCATTGAAGCGCGGGCGTGTTAAACTGCGTATGATGGGCCGCACTCCTCTTTACTTCAACAGCATGAGCAGCAAGGCCATGCGGGATTTGTTGATTGGTGGCGGGCGCAAGACCGCTGCGGAGAAGAAGCACATCAAGCACAATCCGGAGCAAGAGTTCAACGACTCTGTTTACAAGAAATCTTTTGGCGAGACGTTGCTGTGTTTCCCTGCGCCTGGAGTTAAAGGTGCGATGGCGACTGCTGCGTTGGAGACTGAAGGCATCAAGAAGGCCAGCGTCCAACGTTTGATCTTTCTTCCTCAGACTCACATCCAGATATGGGGCAAGCCTCAGTTAAAGATTGACATCGTTCGTTCAGCGGACATGAACAAGACCCCTGACATGCGTACTCGTGCGTATCTGCCACGTTGGTGTGCGGAGGTTGACATTGCGTATGTGCAGCCGACTCTCAGTGCTCACTCGATTGTCTCTTTGCTAACTAATGCGGGTTCTATTGTTGGGATCGGAGACTTCCGGCAGGAGAAGGGCCGCGGTTCGTTTGGAACGTTTGATGTTCTAACAGAGGACAGCATGGGCGACTTCCAAGAAGAGTGGAACGAGTTGATGCTTGAGGATCGCGCTGTTCAGCAGGATGCGCTGGACCAC